TGAAGCAGGTTTAGCCATATTTAGTCCTACTTTCCTTTATTTAGTTGTTGTCGGAGATCGTTGATCTGCTGCTGTTGCTCTTTGATAGCCTCAATTAGAACAGCAGTGAGTTTTCCGTAGGCAATATTCTTAATACCACCTTCTTCACCAACCACTTCAGGTATGATCTCCTCAACCTCCTGTGCGATTAGACCAACCTCATGCTTACCTTCCATATCATTACGATCATACTCTACACCACGCATCGCAAGAACCTTGTCTAGAGCATTCTCATAAGTGACAACGTTATCTTTCAAAGAAATGTCAGAGTTTGATGTGATATCTCCAGCAGAAACTATATTACCCCCAAAATAATTCGGAACATCATCAATAATGTAAACACCATAGGCTTCGGTGGGTTTGGTTCCAGCATAGTTACCATAATACAAGTAAGATGTACATGTTTGTGCCACACCATCATTATCATCAAATTCTGCTCGGAATACATAAGCAGCACCTAAATGATCTCCGGTGTTATTCGGAATTTCTATTTCACCATAAACTCCATGTGCAGCACCAATGTTTCCAGTATCTGAAACAGGTTGTGATTTAAAATGTCCTCCATACAGATTATTGGTATCAGAAGTACTATTATCTGATGCTGCTATTCCACGTACACCATAAACATTGGATACATTACCAGCACCTCCATTGTCTTCAGCATAACCATATATGCCCACTATCTCCGAAGTTGTCCCAGTGGTAGGCGTTGCGGTTGCATTACTATAGATGCCATAAACAACATCAGCGTCGCCTGTAGAATCTAAATCAATATACATTCCATATGCACGGTGTTCATGGCTAGTACCTCCACCAGTAGCAGTAGAGTTGATATCCATATAGATACCACCTTGTTCCCGGTCAGCAGTTGTGGTTGTTGAACCAGATAATGTTGATACAATTTCTTGTGCAAAATAGAAATCCTGGTTGGGGTTTGTTTGGTTAACAAGAAGTCGTAGAGCACCATCGGAGTCATTATCACGATCGATGGTCAAACGCCCCGTCATCGTGTCGTTAGCATCAGATCTTAAGAACTGTGATGCGTGGAGGTCGTCCACTGTGTCAGCATTACTAG